CCACCCATACCCATGGGGTTCGGTGGGTCTTTCTTGATACCTTCGTTGATATCCTTGATTTCGTCATCGGTCATGTTCAACACTTCCTTCATGCAATACTTCATATCAACAAACAATCCCTGATACGGAGCAATCAACCCGAGCAAATCAAAACGCGACCGAAGAATCTCTTGCTTCTTGGACTCGGCATAGTAGGCATCCTGAGCAAAGTCGTAACGAATGTCATATTGAATGTCTTCCCATTCCTGACTGGTCATGACATTGGTCAACAACAACTCGGTCTGTACCAAATCGTGTATAACCGTGCTGAACTTATTCTGCAACTTGTCAATAAACTTGACAAACTTCAACTCGTCTCTAGTGATTTCAGCGGCACGACCAAAGTTCAACCCACCTTGCTGTTCCAAACGAGACATCGGAACGTTTAACGCCTGATAGAGTTTCTTCTGGAAGTAAATAACGTCTTCGATTTGTCCAAGGTTATCGCCGCCCGGGAGTGTATCGATTTCGGTACCCTTTCCACCTTCACGACGGGGCAACCAAAAATCTTCCAACATCGACATGTATTTCTTGTCGTCTCGGAGTTCACCTGTGTTCGAATCGTAGACCAGTTTGTTGCGGTACCGATTCATCTGGTCTTTTACGTATTGCTCGGCCTTAATCTTTGGAAGATTACCCACATCGATGTAGAAAATTCGACGTTCTGGGGCACGAGCCAAACGGTAAATTACCAAGGCGTTTTCCATCATACGCAACTGGTTGGCTGGTTTAATAGCCTTGTGCATATAACTCAACACCATATTGTTATCTTGGTCGATTAGACCAGACGGTGCATACGCAATAGAATCCTTTGTAATCTTCAATCCCTGTGTTGATATTGGGGTAGATGACCCACGGGTCGCCGCTACACCAGAGGAATTGTATACGAAATATTCTTCAGTTTTCTTGATGAAATCCACACCAGTCTTTAAATCTTTTTCCCGGTGGATTTCACGAACCTTCTTGATTTTTCTTGGGTCGATGTATCGAATGTCTTTCAACCCTTCCTTCTTTTTGGTGACATCGATGACTTTATGGAAGTGGATTCGCCCATCGATGTACCACCGACGGAAGTAATCTTGTGCGCGTTTATCCAACTTCATCAACCGTTCAATTTTATGAAACGCCTTTTCTATGTCTTTTTTGATATTGTCTGATAACTTAACCTTGGTCAAGTTAATCTTGATTGGCGCATCGTTGTCCACGTTCGCAATCGATTCGTTGACGATATCTTCAATAGCCATGTCCACATCGGCCATCATAGAAATGTCACGATATTTCTTGATTAACTCTCCTTCTGTTTTTGCCGCACCGTCAAGGTCAAGATAAGTCGCAAAGTGACCACCTGCTCTAAACGTATCATACGCTCCATCGTCAGAAGGAGGAACAAAGCTTTTTTGCGCTTGTTGTGGCTCCTCCTGACGAATTGTGTATCCAAAAATATCAAATGCCATTATGTGTCCCGATTAAAGGGTGCTATTACCGATTGACGCCAACGGCGTTATCGTTTGCTGGAACCACTCGTGCAAAGCTAGGGTTGAGAATCTCAAAAGACTGATATTGGAACGTTACGGTGAATTCTGAGATAACATCGTTGGACCCATACGACAGACCAACTTCAGATACCGTGATGGGGAATGCCCCATAGAATCCGTATGTTCTGATGATTTCGTTGTTTCGGTCCAGTTGCTCAACCGAAAAATCAACCATATACTTCGCAGGAAGTGTGACACCCCCGTTGTTGTCTCGGATGTTCATCATGTTTGACCACTGCTCAAACTTGCTACGCAACGACATTTTCGTGTCGTTGATAACAGTAATGGTCCATGGGTCATAGGTTCTTTCACCAGCAAGCTTGACTTCACGACCGCGATACTGCACAATCGTGGGGTTGACGTTTGATGCCGGAAGCGATGCCGCCGTCACCATTAGGTTGTCAGAATCCGCACTAGGAATTGGTGACGGGAAGTTTAACCATACCTTAAACTGGTTTGGACGCGCACCACCCGCGCCCAAACGAGTCTTAAAGTCGTTGATATTCATTAGTTCTGCCATCTATATTCTCCTTAAACTGTATATGTTAGGCACCCTGAATTTCTGTGAACGAAACACCCTCACGGGTTGCCACAAAATTCAAAGTGATGAAGTTGATGCTTCTCGTTGGTTTGATATAGATGTCAGCCACAAACTCGTTGCCGTTGATTACTTCTTCGGTGTTGTTTGTTTCGTTACACACCACCATGAAATCCGTAACACCGCGACGAGACTTCACATCACGAAGGAATGGTTCAACCACGTTGCGGAAATACGAGCGGGTGAATGCATCGTTAAATTCGAACAACTGCGTCTCGCCAGCAATCGCAATGCTCTTCTCCAACACGATGAAGAGACGGCGCACGTTGATGCGGTCAAAGGCAGACGGCTTGGACAACAGCGTCTTGTCTCCCCACAGAACGGTTCCCTGTCCACGCTTGGTGATGACTGGGTTGATGCCATTCTTGTACAGGGTGTCACGGGCCGACTGAGTCGGGTTCCACGCCAACTTGGTCACGTTCTTAATCTGACCACGGGTCAAACCACCCGGACTCCACCATGGGTCGTTTGTGTCGTCAGTACGTGCCATCAAACCCGCCACATCAGGATTCAACGGAATCCAACGGTACACATCATTGTACTTATCGTACTGATACTTCCAGTTACCGTCCATAAATCCATATGAACTGTTTACGTTAAATGCAACCGCTGTTCGTTCTGTGACAATGTCTTCTGCCTCACTTCCGCCGTTGTTATACACAGAGGCCAATGAAGGGGAAACCGTCACCACGCAGTCCTTTCGGACTTCAGCGATGTTTTCGATGACATACTTACCAACAGCCATTGACCAATGACCCGTGAACAAAATGTTTACGTCAACAAGGTCTGCGTCAAGGAACAGGTCGTAACCCGCTTCAACGTTTCCAACAGACGGTGTTGACCCATCCAAACCACCAGCAAGCTTGCATACCACGGCACCATTCAATGTTTCAAATGTTGCTGATGACGCAGAACCCCAGTTATCGGTGTCCAACCATGCGGTAGGAGCGTCCATCCACCACACATAATCTGATGTGGCAAGAAGTTCCTTGTAATAGTTAGTTGCCCCGTCGAACGTCTTCGCGTCAACGGCCTTTGATGCACCAACAAACTTCTCAAGAATGGTTCCCGGGGTGCCCGTGAACAATCCGTCATGGTCTTCAACAATCATGTGAACTTCGTCCAATAACCCACCGAACTGTTCCGCGTAGGTTGAGGTTCCCGGTGCGCTGTCGAACAGGTCACGGAATACCCAGTATGCCTTACCTACGGCAGACGTAAAGACGTTACCTGCCGCGTTGGTACAGACAGCAGTAAGGGTGGCTGATGTGTCGCTGGCAATGGACAATACCGTACCAAGCAAAACACCACCGGAATACATCTTAGCACCGATGTGCAACTCCGTCAGGAACAATGTTCCGCTGGCTCCGCTCACCGTTGCGCTGTTGTTTGTGGTAGTAATCAAACCAGTCAAGGTCTTTTCGAATGTTGCGCTGTCAGCGATAGACACCCGAAGGCTGTTACCCAATAGACCCGGGTACTTCGCCGCAAACGGACCATACGCATCAGCATTGTCCGTGGAATATGAATCTTCCCATGAGGTGCTGTTCAACACTGCCACGGCAGAACCATCGGCCACCGCATTTACCGCACCAGACCCAACAACACGAACCAACTTCAGATTGTTGGCGTATGCAAGGAAGTTTGCGGCGGAAAAGAAACTGGTGTACGTGCTGGCGTTCGGCTTTCCGAAATACCGAATAAGGTTTAGCTCTGACGCGATATCCTGTACGTCAAGAACTGGTCCCCACTGAAACTGTCCAACGAACCCACCAATTGAGGTAGGAACCGAAGGGATAGTAGTAGTTAGGTCAGTTTCTACGACAGTAACGCCGGGAGAAAGTTGAAATGCCATTAGATTTGCTCCTATTTGAGATAATGAGTGTATTTACAATTCGTTTCCCCTTCATCACACTTTGCATTATCATTACGAGCGAGGAAAAGACACGGCTCTTATGCGAGGAATTGTTGTACTCTGTATTTATACTTTGAGGTTATTCGACATTACGCCAAACATCCCCTCCGTCTACAAAATATTCTTCTTCTGTACCGTCCTGAATAAGCCCAAACGGGGTCATTTCTTCCTCAATTTGCTTCATTTGTTCAGCATAGAGCTTCTTTCGAATGTTGATATCTGTCAATTCGGTAAAATATTGGTTGGTGGTCAACCATCCGAACAACACCAATCCCATGGCCAAATCGTCTTCATACCCCTCGTCGGCCATGTAGACACCGTTTTTCTCAACAAATGTGGAAAACTCTTTGATGGTTTCCGCGTCAAAAAGCTCCATTTTGTGTTCTTCAAGGATGCTCTTGATTGCAAAACACCCCTGACGCTTCACACTCTTAGTGGTTCGTACCCCAAGGGTGGTCTGCTTAGAAAAACCCGGGCTGACATAGACTTTACCCTTTTCATTGACGGTGCTAATGATATTTTCATATTCATACTCGTAATACAAAATATCAACAATTTGTCCACCCGCATCGTTGATTTCTGCCAAAACATAGGCATCATTGTAATCTTTAGCAGTTTTGTGAATGGCCGTTGGATACAGCATGGGAGCGATGTCATTTCTTCGATATTTGGCGACAAACTTGTACGGAACCTCGGTTACATCGATAACACTGAATGCTGAAAAGTTACCACCGACACCGCGCCCCGTATCAGCTATCAACACATAGGTGTGTCCCTTTTTGGGTTCTTCGTAGACATCCAAATTTAAACTAGTTCGAAGAGGTTCAACGGATGACATGGTTGCCAATGTTTCTGCGTTAATAAGGGTGTTGGATGACCCCAAGAACTCACAGGCAACCTCTTGATTATATTTAACCGGACC